CCCATCTCTATTGGATAGAGCCCAGTACGCTGGATACCTCCATCCGTCTAGACGGTGGGATAGACCACAAAAAAAATCGCGAAAAAATTTCAGATCTGAGAAAAGTAAAACAATATCATTCTTAGAAATGGCACAACAAAATAGCACACTGACCACAGGAATAACTAATTTAGGTCAGGACAACGGTTCTGGAGACAAGAGGGCTTTATACCTTAAATTGTTTTCCGGGGAAATGTTCAAAGGGTTCCAAAGGAACACGATAGCCCGTGACCTTGTAATGAAAAGAACACTTACTAACGGTAAGTCACTTCAGTTCATCTTCACAGGTAGAACAAAAGCTGAGTACCATGTACCCGGCCAAAGCATACTAGGTAACTCCGACGGAGCACCTCCAGTATCTGAAAAGACAGTGACTGTCGACGATCTATTGATCTCCAGTGCATTTGTCTACGAGCTAGACGAGACTCTAGCACACTACGACCTACGTGGTGAGATCTCAAGAAAGATCGGATACGCTCTTGCAGAGCAGTATGACAGAAAGATCTTCAGAGCAATCACAAAGGCTGCAAGACAGGCTAGTCCTATCACTAAGACTAACTTCAAAGAGCCCGGTGGAACACAGATTCAAGTAGGTACTTCTACATCATCCGCTGCAGAAGCTTATGACGCTGGTGATCTAATTACAGCTTTCTATGATGCAGCCGCTGCATTAGACGAGAAAGGTGTAAGTAGCGAAGGTAGGGTAGCTGTTCTTAACCCAAGACAGTACTATGCACTTATCCAAAGTGCGGCAGCTGGCAATGGTCTAATCAACCACAATGTAAGAGGAGACGCACTTCAGTCAGGTCAGGGAATCGTTGAAATTGCAGGCATACAAATCTTCAAGTCAATGAACATTCCATTCTTCGGAGACTTTGGTACTAAGTATGGTGCTGCTGGAGCTGCAGCTCCCGGTGCTGCAGACCCCGGAGCTACTGGCGACTTCGTAGGAGAAGGTATGGCAGACGAAAGAGCTGGTACACTTGCCTCCAACCAAGTAGTTAAGACTGTTAACAGTTACGGTAATGCTGGTGACAATGCTTTCAAAAACAGCTGTGGACTTATCTTCCAAAAAGAAGCTGCTGCTTGTGTAGAAGCAATCGGACCTCAAGTACAAGTAACTTCTGGAGACATCTCAGTTGTTTACCAAGGTGATGTAATCCTCGGTAGACTAGCAATGGGAGCAGATGCACTTAACCCTGCTGCTGCTGTTGAGCTAGTTGCTGGTGTTGCACCTACTAGAAACACTGCTGGCGAAGCAACAACTACAAACAACGCTCTTGCTAACTTTAGTTAATTTTTTTTATACATTTATATGGGGCTTGGAGGTATACCCTCCCCCCTTTTTTTTTCTTATGGCTTCCACAACTATTGATCTCGATACCGAACTATCCGCAGTAAACAGTATACTGGGGGCTATCGGACAATCACCTCTTACAACTCTTAATTTTGATAATCCAGAGGTGGCAATAATTTATAACCTACTCCGTGATGCTAACGTAGACACGCAAGCAGAGGGGTGGCATTTTAACACAGAAAAACATGTACCATTTCAGATCAACTCTGATGGCAAGATAGCTGTTGGTAATGATATACTTTCAATGGACTTACATGATAATCAAGCAAGACGTACACATAATCTCGTACGCCGTAATGGATTTATATATGACAAGATAGATCACACAGATGTATTTACAAGTGACTTAGATCTTGATGTCGTCAGACTATATCAGTTCGAAGACTTACCTATTGTCTTTAGAAGATACATAACATACAGAGCTTCCAGAGTTGCTGCTACAAAGCTAGTTGCAAACCCTCAGTTAGTTAAACTATTAGCTCAACAAGAGGCTCTTGCTAGAGCTGCTCTCATGGAGTATGAGTGCAATCAGGGAGATCATAGTATGTTTGGATTTGAAGATAATAGTGCATATCAAACTTATCAACCTTGGAGAAACCTTAGACGATAATGGCAAGTATTACGCAAACTATTCCTCAATACTCACTAGGAATGTCAGAACAGCCTGACCAGCTAAAGTTTCCCGGTCAGGTGACAGAAGTAACAAATGCAATACCAGACATAACTAAGGGTTTATACAAAAGACCGGGTGCTAAACGTATAGGAACTACTCCACTTCCTAATGTGCAAACCACTAACATTGGTGGAAACTTAACTACTCCCGCTGGATCTTGGTTTCATTACTACCGCGACGAGACAGAAGGATCTTATATAGGACAAGTCGCACCTGATGGTCAGGTTAGAGTATGGAGTTGTAATGACGGGCAAGAGATGACCATGATTTATGGTGAAACTACGTGGAGTAGTGATCGAACATATGGTCTCGGGGACACTATTCAATCTGCGGCTAACTCTGGAATAGTATATATATATGAAGCTACAGGTACTATAACCTCAACCTCAAGACCTACACATACCGGTGGAACAGTAAATAATTGGCAGAATAAAGGACAAGTAAAACCTACATTTCAAAACTATCTTCAAACAGCTAACTCAGAAAACTTACAGTTCTTAACTATTAATGATACCACATTTATTAATAATAGAGATATTAGTAACTATACTACAGCAGAAATAAACGCTGGTGGTACACCATCTACTGCTTCTAATGGAAGTGCTAGAACTGTTACAACTGTTGGGACAACGGGAACTACAGATGCTACACCACATACTCACTTCGGGTTCATAGAACTACTACGTACAGAAAATGGTAGGCAGTATGGTGTCAATATAAACAACAGTACAGCCACTACAACTCTGACAAGAGCTACTAAGATAAAAATTACAGGCCATAGTTTTGATGAAGGCGACGGCTCAGGACACTGCCCCGGTATAGGTACAGAAGTATACGCTGCCACAGCTAAAGGTAGCTATGGAACCTCAGAAAATATAACAGATATAAAGAATAGTAGTGGTGTTGTGCAGACATCTGGTAAAGAAAACTTAACATTCCGTGTAACAGCTTTAGGTCAACAAGGTGTTAGTCCTAACTATAATGCTGATTCAAGCGGACCTGACGGGCAAAATTATAGATGCAGTTACAACATAGAGGCTGTATTACTACATGGTGGTGAAGGATGGGCAGTTGGTGATGTAGTTCGAGTTACACCAGAACATGCTACAGAAGCAGCTAATATAACTTTTACTGGAGCTGCCCCTAATACAACTAGCAGTGCTAGCCAAGCATATATAGATGTAACCGTAACTGAAGTAGAGACAACTACAGTTCGTGCTACAGTTGCTTCTTCTGGCGACGGCCTTATACGTCCATCTCCTACCCCTTTTGATGCAGACACAGCTGTAACTGCTGATACTATTTTAGGTGGATTAAAAACTCAAATAGATGCTATTAGCGGAGTCTCATGTCAAATTATAGGTACAGGTATATACGTATTTAGTGATACTCAAGATTTTAACTTAGAGGTTGTTGAAGAAGACCTTATGCGTTGCTTTCAATCTTCTGTAAATGATGTACAGAATTTACCAAATCAATGTAAGAATGGATACATTGTTAAAATTGCTAACTCTAGAATGTCAGATGAGGATGACTATTATCTTCGATTTGAGGGTGAAGGTGGCGACGGTGTAGGATCTTGGACTGAGTGTGCTGAACCCGGCATAGCAAAAACTCTTACAAACATGCCGTTGGTTTTACAACGTACAGATGTAAATACATTTACTATAAAAAACTTTACATATGCTGATAGACGTGTAGGTGATGATAACACTAATCCGTTACCCAGTTTTGTAGGTAAGCGTATAAATAAAGTTTTATTTTTTCGCAATAGACTAGTCTTTTTGTCAGGTGAAAATGTGGTTACATCACGACCGGGAACGTTAGGAAATCCTGACTTTTTTGCTGAAACAGCTTTGACTGTATCGGCCAGCGATCCTGTAGATATATCAGCTGCCTCAACCTTTCCTTCTGAACTGTTTGATGGAATTGAAGTAAACACAGGTTTGGTGGTATTTAGCACAAACCAGCAATTCTTACTTGCAGCAGATGATACAGTTTTTAATCCTGATACTGCAAAACTTCGTAGTATAGCTACATTTAATTATAACGAAACTATAGCTCCGATATCTCTCGGAACAACAGTAGCCTATGTTGATAACTCTGGTAAGTTCAGTAGATTCAATGAAATGGCAAACATACAACGTGAAGGTGAGCCCAATGTAGTTGAAGTTAGTAAAGTTGTACCCACACTGTTACCAAAAAATATAGATTTACTGACAAACTCTAGAGAAAACTCTATAGTATTGATGGGTCAGAAACACGTAGCAGCCTTTGGAACTCCTAATACTACTACTCCAGATTCTGATACTGTATATGGATATAAGTATTTTCAAGTATCAGAACAGAGACAGCAGGCTGCATGGTTTAAATGGAAATTAAATAATCCTTTAGTATATCATTTTATTATTAATGATGAATACTTCTTTCTAGATACTGACTATTTTTTACAGAGTATCAAGTTAGTGCAGACTGAAACAGACCAGTTTCTTACACAAGATAATGTTGATTTTTTATTACACTTAGATAATCAAGTTAAGATTAGTAAGGCAATGGGTAGTTATAACGCATCTACTAATGTTACAACATTTTCAACGAATTGGTTAACCGATGTCAGCTCTCCTAATTATGATCTAGTAGTAATTGATGTAAACCGAGATCATCAACAATTCCCAACACCAGATGTTGGTAGGTATGCAAAAGCTAACTACATTGCACAAAATAGTGTTGGAACTTCAACAAATTCAAGCTTTACTTTACCCGGTGATTGGAGAGGACCATCAAATGTATATCTTACAGTAGGTTACGTTTATGATTACGAAGTTAAGTTTCCTACATTTTATGCTACCAGACGAGAAGGTAATAATGCTCGAGCTGATGTAAACTCATCATTAGTACTACATAGAATTAAATTTCACTTTGGTAAGATAGGTCTTTATGAAACAACACTTGAACGAGTCGGTAAAACCGATTATACAGAAGTATACGAATCAACAGAACTTGACGAGTACGAAGCATCTGATGCACCATATCTCGAAGAGTTTATCAAAACTGTCCCAGTCTACGAAAAGAACACAAACGTAGATATAACACTACGATCATCACACCCAGCTCCAGCTACATTACGTGCTGTATCTTGGGAAGGTGATTACTCACCCAAGTATTATAAACGTGTCTAATTACATACACCCGCTTACATTGGAGGCTGCCGCTCAGGTTGCCTCTAATCTCCGCTCAGATGACCGTAGAGAGGTCGAAGAAGGTCATGGGATACCATCAGCCCTTCTACCCTCTATCATGGCTCACAACCCCTCCTACGTGTATTTTACAGTGCCTGACGGCAAGACTGCTGGCATGGCCGGAGTAGGACAAGAAGGTGATATATGGATGCTTTGCACTCCTGAGATACACCGATATCCAATTACATTCGCAAGAGAGGCAAAACGGTATGTCGATAGCCGTACAGAACCTCTACTTTGGAATATAGTTGACAGTAGAAACAAGGCACATTTAAAACTGCTTAAGTTTCTAGGCTTTAAGTTTTTACGTAAGTTAAAACATGGGCCAAACAATGTAACATTTATTGAATTTTGCCGTGTGCGTAGACGCTAATGCAGGGGCAAGAGCACAAGCTCGAGAACGAGCTGCTCAGAAAGATGCAATCTTTGCCCAAGAAGGACTTAAGTTCTTCAATAAAGAAACACAGCTCGAAAGAGCACAGAATAGAAATGTCATAGGCTTATCACGAGATCAAAGTGATGCTTATGCTAGTGCTCTTGCTGCTCAAGGTAAGGGTAGAAAACAGCTAGAAAATGCTGCTCGTCGTTACTTTAGATCAAAAGGTACAGTCAATGAGGGTGGTAGATCTAGAAGATTTGGTGTTGCTAATTATCAAGGATTACTTGCAGCCCAGTCAGAAGTAGAATCAGTTATAGATAACGTATTAGGCCGTAATCTAGCATACGCAGCAGAAGGTGCTAGACGTAAGTTCCAAGCACAACAAGCAGCAGGCAGAGAAGCTTTAGGTATACCAGCTGCATATGGTGCACCTGTAATGTTACCTCCTACAAACAGACTAGGTGGTGCTCTACAGATAGCAAGCAGTGTAGCAAGTATTTATAGTGGCTTTGGTGGTGCTGGTTTATTCCAAAACTTTGGTAAACAATCCATTTTACCTACCGTATATACAGTTTAAATTATGACATCATCATTCGGAACCATAGTAGGTAGAGAACGGGATAAGATACCCGGCTACGGTATAGATAACTATGCCGCTACTGAAGCTGATCTAACTAATGCAGTTAACGATCAGATTACTAGAAACCAAGAAGACACTCGTCGATTTTATGACGAGATGGCTCAGATACAAAAAACTATTGCAGAGACACCTTTACAGAACCTACAGTCTCTTGCACAGTTTTCTCAGTCAGCTGGTCAAGCTATAAAAGTATATCAGCAAAGACAAGAAGCACAACAGCTTATCAATGAAGCCATGGACTTCTTAGATAAAAACTCGAGTGCTACGCTTAGAGACAAAGAAGGAAATTTTAATTTACAACAGGCTTTATTTAACAATGACGTAGCACAGGATTATATTAGAGGTAATGAAAACGCTGGTGATCTTATAAGAAGTTTAGCCGCAGAAACACCACAAGGTGTTAGTATAAAACAGTTTCTCACGAATTTTAATGATAATGGATACGGGGCTAGAACTCAGATTATGAACGAAAGGGGTGCTAAAGATATTACGGACTCACAAGAGTTTATAAAGTTACATAATGCTGCTGATGAAATAATGATTACAGCTATGCTAGATCAAGCTCAACAACTTGGTATTGATACAAATAGCAGAGAGTTTAGAAAAGCATTTTATTACACTATATATCCTGATATAAAACAGAGAAGAGAGAATAATATACAAAGCTGGAAAGCTAGAGCTGATAGAAACTACGAAGCTAACAGAGACAAAAAACTAAGAAACATTATTGTTGATACACTACAACCTTACCAACAAGGTGATGCTGTTGATATTGATGTAGAAACTTTAGTTCAAACAATCATGGCAACTCGTCCTAACTTTACTAAAAGACAAGCTGTAAACTATTTATTTGAAGAAGTTGCTACAGAAGTTGGATCAGACGCACCTAGATTAAAAATACATCATCTTGATTATCTTTTTGATGATGCTTTATATCAACATACAGCAACTGGTAAATTTACTACATACGCAGAAGGTAACTTTAAAGATAAAGATGCTAATAGCTCACTTATAATCAACACA